CTCAACCTCGATATCCCCCTCAACCTCGATACCCCCTCAACCTCGATACCCCCTCAAAGGTTAGATAGAAGAATATACGAAGATTCCTATTATTACGATTACCCGTATAGTTATGATCTTTCTTCTGAAGTCGAATACCATTACTAAATAATTTTTATAAGAGAATATCTTATAAAAATTACTATAGATCAAAAATAGATCAAAATCCAACCATTGAAATGACTTAGGATCATTATAATCGTATCAGTCTGACGCAATAATTGTCTGGTTTTAAGAAAATAGCATATATCGTGTTTACAAGTCAATCATGAACGATCGCACACAACAGCTCTCAATGTCCCCGTAATAGGAGCGGAAAGTACCCGGCAAGCCCGGTACGTGTTCGTACACAAAGGATCGACCCGTGACATTACGCTTCATATCCAATTTGTTCACCTTGTGTAGATTCTTCATGTAACAGTCTCTTACAAGGTTAAAGTCTACCATTGGTAATATGACTATACCCTCCCACTCTCGTCGCTTACCACTGAGATCGATCTCAAAGTCTTCTGGGCAATGCTCCTTGAGTGGAGACTTATCGTCGGTTAACAAGCGGCAAAGCGGTTCAGGGATTAGTCCAGCACTCTTAGGTGGTAGAACGCACAACAGCTGTTGGAATGGAGTACTTGGTGTGGTACGACCATAACTAGGAAATCTAAAGGAGGCACAATGATTTGAAATGGTGCTGGCCGCTGGTGCGTAATGGTGACGAAAGTTCCACTTCCAGTTAGGTACACCACGTGTGTAATAGCTTAGCACCCATTGCATTCCTTCCAAGTACTCATGGCACAGCGTCTCCTCATCGGTTCCTTCGACAAAGCAAGTCTTGAAGTAATCTTCCTTGTACTTCTCAATGTCTACATACCATTTACCATCGCGTTGTGTCGAACAACTTTCCAACAATGGATCTGGAAAGAATGATTTCTTCTTGGCAATCTTGTTCTCAAAATTTTCTTGTTCGTGTTGTCCAATGGTGGCGAGAAATACTCCCAATGGTCTAGGACGGAACTGCACGCGTCCCAGAACTGTGCGCGTAATATGTCCATAAGAAGTACCGGTCTCCTTGTACACTTCCAAAATCAGCTCAATACCGTCTTCAATAATCTCTATAGATGGAATGTGTGGTAAAAAATCATTACCGACCATAAAGCAGAGGAAGATAAAGTCGTTGATAGCAGAGGTTGGATCGAACTTGTATTTCTGTTCTCCCCAGCGCAACTTCTCGGCAAGTTCACCTCGAATGGTACCGATATCTATACAAAAGTAATCGTTTCCTGGATCATAAAGGTCTTCACGCAGGATGTAGAAGTTGGGCATGTGTGTACCTAACGCAAGCATGATCAGATCCGCGTCAAGTCCATTGATACAGTAGGTTTCTTCTGTATTACCATAGTAACGGATGTAATTAATGATCTTGTGTTCTCCCTCTCCAGGAGCCTTCTCGTTGGAGAACAATACTTGTATTTTCTGCCATTCGGGATCTTCGTTGATACGCTTGCGAATGTACCAATCTATGTACTTTGTCAGGTAATCCATGAACTTGGTTCCGGGAGTAATGGAGTTACTGTTGAATGGAGCGTCGTCCGTAGCTTCCATTGCACTACGAAAACGTCTTTGACGTTGTTGACATTGCTTGGCGAGTGGTGCAGGTCCATCCACGCATAATATTAGTTTTTTCTTTGGTTTGGTTAGTTTAAACAAGTCCTCGACGGTCTTGCATATATCTTCGAATACTTTGAGTTGTGCATGCAACCCACGTGGCTTTCTGCGTGGGTTACGACCGCGAAGAAGACGTTGATTGGGTTTGAAGTTACCATATTCATATACTTTTTGTGTCGAGTTGTGAAATACACCGTTCATGTCGATCATCAAGTTGTCCACTTCTGTCGATTTACCATTAATCTTAACATCTGACAAGACTTGGTGTTTACGTATTTTATGCATATGATCTGAGAAGTGATTTCTCATAAACATTTGAAAGTGCTTTATGCCCATTTTGTTTTATTCTTAAAAACTTGTCCTTAAGAATCAAATATATTTCCAAACATAATATGTTTATAATTTTATAAAACATATTTGTTTAATGTGTAGCTTTGTAGCTTAAACAACTATACCATTTTTCTTCATATTCGTTTGGGTATGAAGAAATTCAAATATTCGGTTTACTTGTGGTTAGTTTTCTTTCCAATGAGCCGCTTGTGAGGTACCTTTGGCTCATCATCATCGATCTCTATTTCCTCTTCCTCTTTCACTCGGGTAACATTCGTGTTCCGCATCAGGCGTCGTGGAACATCGACCTTGATCGGTGTAACCTTATTCTCTTCCACATCCGGTACCTCGATGTCGTGAAGTTCGCAGATGGCTTCCAACATCTTGGTCAAACGATCTACCTTGACGTCCAAAAGCTTGACAGTAAGAGCGGTTTGGCGATCGGTACCACCCGAAGAACCGTAAGTGGGGATATTACCGCCACTACCACCGTGAGTACTCTCCGTCTCAGGGCAACCCTTGGTCAACCAATCGTCAATATCAATGCGTTTGTCAGACCAAAACAACCATGCACCAAACTTCTCACCACTCTCCTTGTCTGTCAGACGACTGTTCCACTTGCCACCCATAACCTTCAATGATTCCTTATGTTCACGCGTATCACCGCGAACGACGAATGACTTATTAGAATATTCCTCAACGTAAATGGTACTAGACATAATTCCTACTATAAACTCATAGGTTATAGGTAGAATTCATTTTCAAAATTCTTACTCACTTAACGAAGTCTATTTTTTTCTATGAAAAAAATCCGATAAGAATAAATGCAATCAGTTCAATACAAAGATTGGTTAAGGCGTATCTTTTGGCATGAATTGTACAAACAGACCCCCGATTGGCTTCGTAGCAAGTCTCTCCAAAAACATTGGAAAGCACCGACTTATTTCCATACGAGGATCCTTCCTATAAAAAAGAATTCTACTACTACAAATACTATAAATACTAGGACTCCTACTCCTACTACTCCTACTACTAGGAATACTACTCCTACTACTAGGAATACTACTAGGAATACTACTCCTACTACTAGGAATACTACTCCTACTACTAGGAATACTACTCCTACTACTAGGAATACTAATAGGAATACTAATAGGAATACTACTCCTACTACTAGGAATACTACTCCTACTACTAGGAATACTAATAGGAATACTAATAGGAATACTAATAGGAATACTAATAGGAATACTAATAGGAATACTAATAGGAATACTAATAGGAATACTAATAGGAATACTAATAGGAATACTAATAGGAATACTAATAGGAATACTAATAGGAATACTAATAGGAATACTACTCCCGCTACTACTAGGACTACTAGGACTACTAGGACTACTAGGACTACTGCTACCTCTACTACTACCTCTACTACTAAGAAGCGGTCAAAAATAAGAATTCATATCCCCAGAGGATGGACTGGATTTCGTTTATAAAAACTTGATATAATAAACATAAGCGCGTATTTATCACGATGGAAAACAACTAATTGACTTAGAAATAGCTGAGAACATGCACACTATCAAAAAATAATTCTCTTGCTTTTAGGCGTAATCCAATCATCCATTTTTATAATCAGGTGTACTTGCTTTGTACTTGCTTAAATATGTTTTAATTTTTTGTAAAACATATTTGTGGTTTAATATCTGATGATAGACACATTGAAGATAACATGTTTTTAGTTGTTCTAGTTGCGATTTAATTATATATCGCGATGTTAACGGTGTAAGAAACATAGCTATTAAACGTTTGAAGGAAGTGTTATAACTTCTCTTCCCGACGGAGCTACACATTCGCTATGTGAGGTAATCTGAAATAACATTTTGTTGTTTAATGTATATTGATTCACGTAGCGGTTTATATCTTCAAAAGTACAAACTTTTGAAGATCCGGAGGAGGTCGGAACTTTTGTAGCTGTAGAATAAATCTGTAGAATTTTTAAAAAATAAAATATACGCCAGAGTATTTTATTTTAGAATCTCCAAAAGTACCGGACGCAAAAAAATGGAGGAGGTCGGAACTTTTGTAGCTGTAGAATAAATCTGTAGAATTTTTAAAAAATAAAATATACGCCAGAGTATTTTATAATTTTGTAGTTTAAATATCTATATCCTTATATTTCGACAAAATTCGGTAACAAGTAGTCATCCTCGTTTTCTTCTACAACTTCCACTTCCTTAGTATGATTGAGAGAATGGCTACGCTTCATTGTAGGTGATTGTAACTTACAAGTAACATTAGGTTTTGCCACTGGTAAACTATTTATATCGATACCGATCGATATCATACCAGTACCAATCGCAGACCGCTTACCGCAAATAATAGACGCCGATACACCCTTAGTTGGTTCTCGTTGACCCTGTGCAGCAGCGTTAAGAAAATTGTCCATAGTTTCCTCGAAGGATGCTTTCCCCATAGGTCCCGATTCATCCGTTTTGAGTGTGTAACGCGTGATTGAAGAGATTGTACCCGCGTGTGTCATGCGATCTACCAACAACATGGTGTGACATGTGTTGATACCTTCCATGATACTCATGAACTCCTCGATCAAGAACTGCCGCGCTGCTTCGATGTCCAATACTTCATAGATGTCCCAAACGTTGTTAGAGATAGTTCTCGTGTAATCTATGTCAGGATGTGCTAGCAGTCTTTTGAAGCTGCTGTATTGCTTGGAGATCTCCTTCGAGTTGAAACCATTGGTTTCAACGGACCATTCGTCACCCTTCTTGACGTAGAAGACTTCTGTAATGGCTGGAATACCACAAATGTACATCTTTTCCAAAGTAGTCTGTACACGCTCTTCCATGTAGATCATCACCGCGTTGTCCTGATCGATGAAAAGCAGACGATCTTCAGGAAGAATGATGTTTCTAGTGTCCACGAACACGTCTAGCTGTCCTTTGCCTGGAGGAGAGAACACACAGTATAGATCTTCGTACTCTTCTTCGATATAGGAGGCGATCCGCTGTAATGACAGTTTGCACTCGAACAACTTGCGCATGTCCAGCTTGAAAGTAATACAGTGTTCATGATTGGTAAACTCGTCCCCAAATAGAATCTTGTGTGCCGGATACCACTCTTCCTCCTCTTTGTCCAGTTCTACCGTGACCTTGGTAGAGATTCCGGCCAATGTAAGTCCCGTGATAGAATGTCCAACAGTCTCTCGTATCTCCTGAATAGAGCTGTTACCGCGTTGAAAGAAGATGGTGTGATTGACCACACGTGGCTTCTTCGTTGCGTTGATCAGCTCCTGAAACCTTGGTACACCAGAAGTCATGGTCTTCTCTGATTGACCGGCTGTGTGGAAAGTATCTTTTTGGTTTAACCCATTCCATAGCTGGAAGTTCCTCGTGACCTCTACCGTTAGGTCATATACGTATTCTGTCGTTCCATCTACGTACTCAACAGATATTACCATATCAAAGTATACATCACGATCAGGAAATGTTTCCTGTAACAGCCCTTTCGTATAACGGTACTTCTTTTCCAAAGTAATGTTCTGAAGCCTTTCTTGTTTTTTAGATTCTGTTAGTGGTATTTCTTTAGCAAATTGTTGAGCAAATCCGTTACTGATCCGCAATGTGTAGGTTCTCCTAATGTTTTTGGACAGTTGCAAGTTGCTCATAATCCCAAAAACGTTGAAGTATGATAGTAAAAAAGATATACCAGTGATCAGATTTGTAGATTCGGAAGATACTACAATACAACCGTCATTCTGGGAAACAGTCCCGTCTCCAGAATAGTAACCGTCGATAAGTCCCTTGATAAACTCGTTCGGGGCGGTATAAGCAAACTCTGGTACTCGCTTGTTGGCAGATCCGGTGTCACATATCAACTTGAACATTCTGGCTAGTAAAGCAGAGTGTATTTTCAAGTCGTTGCTCTCTCCCTTTCGAACATTTTTTCCCTTACTTGTAACCAAATGGTACGTTACTCCATATCGATCGCAATAATCGGTAATACGTTTCCTGATGACATGATCGTTGTTGCTAATACCTACAAAAGTCTTAGTGCACCAACCATCTGCCATGTATAGACCTACAAAGAAGCCGAAATCGTTATCCAACGGAATTTTATCAGGAATATGGGAGACAAATCTACTTGAGTTGTGAATGTATACGAGACCAGGTTTACAACTCAGAAAGTAGTCTTTGCGTTTTCCAAAACAAGTGTCTGGTCGTTTATAAGGAACAGTAAAATCTACACCATTCCGTTCTAGCCATCCTTTCTTTCCTGAGAAGCGATAAACACGTGCCTTTACAATCTCGCTGGTATACAAATATTCGTTCTTTAGAAAGATTGTTTCCATATCAAAGTACTTTTGTTCATTAACGGGTTTTCTTAGCACGGATGTAGTCGGCATAATGTCACCAACTTTAACATCTGCTCCTAAAACTCCTTCAAACTTTGTTCCGTTCCAGACTAGAAAGGACTTGGATTGTGTAGCCATAACACTACGACCACTCTGCGTAACTACTTTGACTAGTTTCCCAACCGGCAAATGACGTGTGACAGCCTCGATTTTGTACCAATTCATGTTTCCGTCTTCATTAGTCGATGGTATCATATATCCATTTGGAAGCGGTAAATATTCGGTGCGATTTTCTTCAATATGTGTGATATTCTTGACATCTTGTTCTAACAATCTATCTATCATTTGACCAATTGGTTCAACAATGGCTGTATCATCTTTTGTATATAATAGAATTTCCCGCCAATCGACAGAATTCAGTGCCGTTTGAGTCTGTTTTTCACCAATACTTTGTGCACAAATAACACCAACGCTTTCACCCGGTTGTATTGTACTTTGTCTATACTGTCTAATCAGTTCATCCCTAAGAGCGGGAATGATCTCAGGATATACTAGTTGTTTCTGTAGCTGTTTACGGAAGCGTTCTTTCGTAGCGTGGACCACCGATATCGCCGTTTCTTCAGGGATACCTTGTTGTGGCTGAATAAAGCTCAGTATATTCTCGATTTCTCTTTCAGTAAGTGTACGAGTCATCTTCACTAATTATTCTCTGTTTTTTCCCTAAACTTCAATTTTAAATTGTCTTAAAGCATTGAGATTCTTAGTAGAAAAAATGGCTCAATACAAAACTTTTAAGACTATGGGACAAAATGCTAATGATCTTAATGATCTTAATGCTCTTAATGCTCCTAATGCTCTTAATGCTCCTAATGCTCCTAAATCTTCTAAAGCAGCAGATTTAGCACAAGTACCCCGTATTACCAGTGTACAGCAACGTCAGGCTCTCATTCAGAACAATCGTCTGGTGGTAATTGATAATTACACTGATTGGTGCGGTCCTTGTAAGCAGTGCGCCCCTAGTTATGCAGTCTTGTCCGGCAAGTACTCCAAGTCTGGAGTATGTGTTATGGCAAAAGAGAACGTAGATGATAAATGTGGTGGATGGCCGACACCAGTTCGTGGTGTGCCTTGTTTTCATTTCTACATGAACGGACAGTTCCTAGATGACGAAGTCGTTACAGGCGCTGATATCAGTGCATTAGAACAGACTATTGAACGTCTATTGGATAGGCTCTGATATAGTTAAGTAATTATCTCGGTTAGGATATAATTACTGAAAACTTAGAAGCATTCGTTGAACTCCCTGTGTCGGGTGCGTGCAAGTTTGATTTTATAGCCTATGGGCTGCTTTTAAAGCCTATTGGCCATAGGCTGCTTCGTAGAACTGTACGATGTATTTGTTGGCCTTTACACCCGTTCCTTTATTGATAGCATATTGTGAGAAAGGGTAAATCCATTCTAACACATTTCTGGGGATATTGATAAATTTATGCTTGTATTTTTCCGGTTTTTCACATAAATGCAGTAATAGCTCGTAATCATGTACAGTTCCCGGACCGATGTGCTTATGATTCACAGGGGGTCGTGCAGATGTTGGTTTATTGGGAGGAGTAGTGATATGAGGCTCTTTAGGTGATTTAGGTGATTTAGGTGATTTAGGTGGTTTAGGTGATTTAGGTGGTTTAGGTGGTTTAGGTGGTTTAGGAGGCTTGACCTTTTTACTACTACGACGGCGACGGCTTTTCTTTGGTGGTTTATCTTCTGCACTGATCTGTACCGCGGTTACTTCACCATCCAGAGGTTCGAGCTCTGTGTTACCTATTAGAGGAGAGTCTATCCAGTCCCAAGTCTTATCTGTGGTCTCGACAGCCCATGTGAACTTGCGTAACAAAGCAGCTGTGTAGATAGCAGTTAGGTCTGCATCCTGTTTATCCGCCCAAGACACAATCAGACGTGGATCAATATAATTAGTCAGCGACGTGCCGATAGCCACAGTCATCACATCGGTCTTAGACTCAATACGATTCTTCAAGGAGTCTTTACGCTTTTGTAATGCGTTGACGCTCTTACCTTCCTTCTTTTTGGCTTTAATCTCCTTCTCTACTTCCTTGAGTTCATTCTCAAACTTCTTTACAGAGTCCTGTGCTTTCTTGGAGACGTTACGGGTATGATTGAGCACATCAGCAATCTTAGCATTAGCCTTGTTGAAAAGAGTTTTTGTACGTGCTTTGGTAGCACCTTTTGGAATACGAACATTTTTGAGAGCTTCGTACATGATCTTACTGGCCAATCGGGTACGAAATACTTTGGCCGAAAAGGACTTGTCAAATTCTTTAAGATATGAGTTGATACTACGTGAAGAGATTGAGTGAAATAATTGTTCCGTCTTCTTCTTTCCAATTGTTAACTTCTTGAAATTATCGTAGATTAGTACTGGTACTACCAGATCCTTATAGAAACGAATACTATCCTTACCCAGAAAATCAAAAATTACATGATCGGGAGCTTTGAATTTAATGTTGCTCACACGTAGCGTGGATGCACCCACCGTATCAGCTTCATCCTCTTTTCTTTCATTACCGACTCGAACACCGAAATGATCGATTAGATATAGAACCGTACCCAACTGCATTTTAATTGTATTTTTGGAAGAAGCATCGATCATATACTTTTCCCGCACGACGTCAATATGCATTTCTAACTTACGGGATTTCTCGTATTTAACAAGATCTGATTCACCCTTGAAACGTCCTTCTGCACTGAAACGAACTTCCTTTGTATCGCCAGTAATACTATCCTTGTACGATACCAACCATTCGACATCTTGTCGAGTAACTATTTCTCCCCATTGATGACCAACCGGTGGTTCTGGTACATTATCATCAGATCCGATATTAATAGTAATATCCTCTGGAACCACAATCCTTTTAACTCTACCCCGATTTGGGTTGTCTCCACGTCCCATAAAAATGGATTGAGGTTCTATCGTAAAGTTACCAACCTTTTCTCTGTGACCGTCAAGATAAGCATAACCGTAGTACCTTTTGAGCTCTTCATTTCGTACTTTCTTTTCCAATTTTTCTTGGGCAGTTGGGTCACGTTTTTCAGATTCAATCTTGCCAATCAGATTTCCCCATCCAATCTTGGAGAAGTCTCTGAAGATACGTTTATTCTCCGGAGTTAGATACTTCTTGAAATCTTTCCAGAAATTGTCGTTAAACACTCGGTCTTTGGTCCATTCATCTACAACTCCACCGGAGGCTTCCGAGATCTTTCGTTTAGCATAGAAGCTAGCGATCTTCTCTTCTTCTGCAGTCAGAGGGTAACTTCTTCCTTCGTAGGTCAACGAGGCTCCTAGTGGTTGATACGGTTCAAGCAAGTCCTTGAAGTAAGGACCGTTTTGTCGTAAACTAGTCCAGCGCTTACCTTTTTTGTTCGGTTTAAGTTCACCCCACCACACGGCAGCCTCTACATCAAACTCATAAGGTTCTCCTAGTACAATACCGTTTTCCCACTTTAGATCCTTTGTCTTCAGCTTACGATTAATGGACTCTACACGCTCGATATTCTTTTTACCTTTACTTGTCAATAAAATACATATACTATTATCAGCTCGGGCATAAAGAGCTGCGAGAGGAAGTTCGTCCTGTTTGAACTGGTCTTTCTTCTTCCCCACATATAGACTTTCTACAAATTTTTTCAATGCAATAATGTCTAACTCAACCCCAGTGGGGTTATTTATAGCGAAACAATATTGCTTTGACATTTATTAATACTTAAGATTTTTAGCCATTAAAGCAAATATTTTACCGCTACGTAGCGGTAACTGGTGCTCATGAAACACAAAATTTATTCTCTTTTGTATTAAATAAATGACACCATTAAACATTACACAAATTGTTAGTCTAATATTTATTATAATAGCATATTAAAAAATTTCCCTCAACAATTTATAAAAGATGATAAATCTCTTTGGTTTGGGGGTCCTCCTCCGGAACAACCTCCCGTTCCTTATAATCAATGTTCACCTGGTACATCTGATACTACATGTCAAAAATTGAAATAATTTGATACCAAATAATTGTATCAAATTACTTTATAATACACAATGCTGTTACTTACGTGTAACCTTAGTACTCCTTGGTTTGCTTACGTGTAACACCCTACGGTTCTTTCCCTTTTTGTGCCAGATATTGTACTCGTATTTAGTCCACTCGTGAATAATCAACAAGTCCTTATTCTTTTCGAACATCACTGATGGTTGTCCTTGTTCGGCTGGTAGATCTCCGTAACAATATACACCGCGCCAAATATATCCTTTGTTATTGGGCATGTTTGCTATCTTATTCAGCATGTATTCAGGCATAGAATTATATACCTTGGTAAAATACCTGTAGGAGATATTCATTCCCCGATTTTTGTAACGATACTCACGATCTAAAGATCGATTAGTTTCGTATTGTTGACGAGAGAGTTTACTTCTCTGTTCTTTCTCATCACGTTCTTGATTCTTTTTCTTTTTAGTATCACTAACCTTACGGTCTACTTCTCGCTGGGAACGTTTGCGCTCCTGAACAAGTTCTTGATCAAGCATACCGTCATTCAAATGAACCAACCTGTCCTGCAAATATTGTAAATCTTGATCTCTTGTTTTATTCTTCTCTCGTATCTTCTCAATCTGCGTTTTGTTATAGTTACTGAACGGCATAGACCGCAAACGGTCTTCGGTAGCATTGTCTGTTTCAATATACTTCTCTATGCGACTAATTTCGCTGTAGATTCTATTGCGTTCTTTAATGCGATTGCTTTCCATCTTTATAAGAAAGAAAATTATTCTTTAGCTCAGTTTAAGTTTATTGCAAGTTACCTTTAACCCAGACTGTAGCTGTAGCTGTTGCTGTTGCTGTTGCTGTAGCTGTAGCTGTTGCTGTAGCTCTATCGGGAAGAGAAGTTATAAAGCCGGTTCAGACTCAGGCTGAGGCAATGTTTGTGTTTCATTTATTGCGAACACAAACGTTTAGCAATAAAATATTGCTAACAGATAAATGGAAAGGTTGAGTGCAAGTTTACAAGCAGCGATTACTGCTCGCCCTACCCAAACTATTCTACGAGAAGAAGATGAAAATCTAGAAAATACATTCATTAAAATCTCATACTCCAGACCCATACGTACGATAGATATCCCAGACTCTTTTGACGGGAGAAAAGTGTGGAGTGGTCTGTTGTCCAAAGTAATGGATCAAGGTAAATGTGGAAGTTGTTGGGCTTTCGCTAGTACAAGTATGCTGGCTGATCGATTCAATATTCAATCAATTGGGCTTATGAATGTACAACTCTCTCCTACCAAGCTGATCCTTTGTGATTGGCAAGGTAAAGAGTTTAATATCTCTCACCCGGATGATGAGTTATATGTTTCTGACGCTCTTAATCGCCAAGCACTTAAAAACTCCGCATGTTTTGGTAATACCCTGATCGATGCTTGTCGATATCTCTATCTCATTGGCACTAATACAGAGAATTGTGTACCTTATACGAAGAATTTAGGAATACAATCGGACTTTCAGAGAATTGGTGCATTCGAAAGCGTTACCAAACTTCCTCTTTGTCTACAGACTACTGGACCATTGGGAGATATGTGTGCTAACTTTTTCTTAGATAAAGAAACTGGAGAAGAAGCAGGTGACCCTGCTCGATTCTACAAAGCTCTTCATTTCTACGGTCTGTTGGGAATAGAAAAAAATGGAGGTAGCGAGATTAATATTCGAGACAATATCTTCAAGTGGGGTCCGGTAGCATCAGGAATGCAAGTCTTTCCTGACTTTTATACCTTTAATCCCAAAACCGATATTTACGAATGGGACGGGAAGGGACCACAAGTCGGGGGACATGCTGTCGAGATAGTAGGATGGGGAAGCGAGGGAGGTACTGATTATTGGATAATTAAGAACAGCTGGGGAACAGATTGGGGTCTGGATGGTTACTTTCGAATGAAGCGCGGTGTGAATATGTGTAATTTGGAGTCCAACTGTATAGGAGTAATTCCTGACTTCTTCTATCCAACAAATTTTATTCTTTTACACCCCGAGTTTCTAAGTGAACAAGATTCGTTGATACGACAAAGATTGAATATTTCTGCTCATTTTGATGTCGCATATGGCGGTGGTATAGATCCCACTACAGGTTATACACGTAGAATCATGTCTGGAATGCCATGGCTTAATTTATCGCGTCCGGTAGATCTGGAGGATCTACCGGAATGGAAACATTTTGTTGCCGGATTAGACGCGTCGGTGCAAAATCGTGCTCTGTATCAAGCTACAGTACGTCAAAAGAACTCGGGTGTTCTTTACAGCAAACAATCATTTGAGATCTATGTGGTCATAGCTGTTACAATCGTTATAGCTATTTGTATAGTTTTGTTTTTAATATGGCGCGTCAGGACCGGGTGATTCTATTTTCCCATGGGAAATAGAATTAGAATTCATCCTCGTAACAAGATGGAGGAGGTTCGTCGGTAGAATAGACGAATAATCCAGTACCTCCAAAAGACGTCTTTACATTCCAACCCAGTTTTTCCAATTCTTGTGTAACAGTAATACACAATCTATCTATCTCCCCCTTCTTGAGCTTATACCTGTGGGAAAAATTATCCATCTCAAAGTAACTGTTCTCATCTCCAACAAGGACTAGTTCAAATATCTCTTTACGCAAGTAAGCTAGATTTCGATCATAACGATATTGAGAGAATTTCTCTTTGTTCTCTGGTTTCAAACAGCTAGGAAATTCCTTCATTTTCTTAATAGAAATAAACTTCATAAACCAACTTAACGATTCTGAGTACGAAGTTTACGGTTTTGGATTTCCATTTCGTATAAGCGTCGTTGAAGATCCTTGACCTTATCGAAAAGGTCACCGTGGTTGTTATCTTCTCTACTGTTACTCTTATGCCCTCTTCGACACTGCACTGGGGTGTTAGGGGAAGGGAAATCGTCGGTACTCTCGCTCTCAGAGGCGGAAGAAGAATATTCGGGGGAGTTGGAGACAGAAGGTTCATATAGTTTACGGTAATCCACCGGCTTCTTACTGAATGAACGGTAGTAATCCAAAGGATCTTCCTCTTCGTGATGAATTCGGCGATCTCGAGAAGATTGATTGTGCTTTCGACTGGAAACACTATCTCTTTGCTTCGAGTAACTACGATGATCCTCTCGAGAACTCACACTCTCTTCACATCGATCTCGGGAGGAATTGTGCTTTCTGTCTTCAAGCTTCTTTTCCTTCTTTTCCTTCTTTTCCTTCTTTTCCTTCTTTTCCTTCTTAGCGGCACGGCGCTCAATTTTTTCACTTTCAAGGCGCTTGATCTCCTCCTTCATACGCAATTTCTCTGCACGACGTCTCTGCTTTGCCAAGCGTTTCTCTTCCTCTTCGGCCTGTTGACGAAATTTATGATCAGCTTCCTCGTTAGCTTTACGAGAACGCTCAAGTTCCTCGTTCGCTTTACGAGCACGCTCAAGTTCCCGAGCTTCATTCGCTGCTCCTGTAATGATTACAGGAGCAGCGGCCGGTGTAGCGCTAACTTGCTTGTCTAACAGAGTGGTAATGGCTGGGTCTATAAATTCATCGTCACTACTCTCTTCCTTGTCTTCCGACTGTTCTTCAGAATCTTCAGAATCTTCCTTGTCTTCCGACTGTTCTTCAGAATCTTCAGAATCTTCAGAATCACTACGCTCATCCTCGCTCTGTTCACGATGGTACTTCTTTTGTTCTTTACGAGACTTTATATGAGACACGATTTCCTCCAGATCATCGGCTTCTTCACTTTCCTCTTCTAGAGAGTCAATTAAAAAAATCAGTTGTTCTTTGTTTGCAATAGGAACAAGCCAGCCCTCACCACCATGCATACGAGGATTCCACCGTCCACTAACAGTTTTCATTAATTCTTGATAACGTTCACGGTCACCTCTAACGGCAAGTCGCTGATTGTTATAGGTCTCTATTGTTAATCCACATGACATTTTTAATGTAGAGCAGCTCTTTCCCTTAAGTGGATTATAGAATAAAAAGTTATGTCTTGATAAACTACCAATGGTCTATTACATTTTGTTTCTCCATTGCGTTTTAAATTTGATTTAACAGAAATGAAATATATTACAAACAAAGATGAAGATACATTTGCAAAATTTCCTATGTTATAGTGACTCCACCTTTGATTTTGGAGATCAAGGTATAGCATTATTATCTGGACCTTCAGGAGTTGGTAAAACTTCTATTCTACGTGGAATATTTTTTGCTCTTTTCGGAGAAGGTAATAAATTACAAGCATATGGTAAAACATCATGCCGCGTAGATTTGGAGTTTGATGGTATGCAGATAACACGAACTAAACGTCCTAATAGGTTAGTTGTTAATGAAGTATACGAAGATGACTCTGCACAGGCTATAATCAACAAAAAATTTGGAGATACATTCAAAACTAGTGGGTATATACAACAAAATAATTTATCTAGTTTTATTCTAATGAGTCCCATCGAGAAGTTAGACTTCCTAGAGAAATTTGCTTTTCGGGATGTAGATTTGGGTAAAATCAAAGGACGTTGTAAGGCACATATTTCCAAATGCCATGACGAACTTTTGGCTGTAGTGTCCCAATTAGACATGGCCAAGGGTGTGTTAGGGGAAATGGATCCGCCCGATAAAGTCAAGTTTCCGTTAAAGTGTAAGAAAAGTCAGATAGAAAAATCTATCAAAAATGAGAATATACTCTTCAAGAACTGTAATACGCTCATTCGTCGTTCGGAAAAGAAAATTACGGTGACCATGAACGAGATTAACGATCTGAAGATTTTAGAGGCTACATTGCAAAGCCGAAAAGAAACATATGATTCGTTAGTGGAAAAATTGGATGATTTGGGAGTAAATATCGATGCCCTATTCTACGGAGGCGACGACGAGTTGGAAAATTACGAGCACAGATTGGAATCTGTATTGGCGAAACGTTCACTATATGTGATGGAAGACCAACTTGAAAATGATCAGGCTAAATTGACAGAAATGAAAGAAACCGAGGAGGTTGCATTACGTGAAGATCTGGATAATATTGAAGGTACATTATGGAAAGAATATACACGTGTGGAACTTAGGGGTACTATTTCTGAACTTAAAGAGTGCCTTGCCGATCTGGAGAAAATAGAACAGTTGAAGAAAGAAGTGACTCGATGCAACGTAGATAAGGAGAAGCACAATGCATACAAAGAAGAACTCGCCCAACATACTGTTAAATTAGAAGAGAAACAACGCTTGGTAGATAAGTTAACGGCTCAACAAGAGCTTTATTCGTGTCCTAAGTGTATGTCCAAACTACGCTTGTTGAATGAAGAACTCCTTCTTGCTGAAGATGTCTCGGGGGAAGAGTTAGAAGCAGATCTGGATTCGATAAAGTCTGAAATCCAAAGTCTCAAATACAACATTTCCAAATTACAGCGTATTATTCCTGCAGAAGAAGACAAACTGAAGAGAAAGACGGATGCCGGTACGGAAATCGCAAAGATTCTACTCGTTTACGAGGAGATTCCTAAGATTGATAAAATCCGAGAGGATTTGGAGTACTTGCGTGAATACCAAGCTAGCCAAGTAGAAATTGAGAAGAAAAAGAAAGAACTCAAGCTTTCGATACAAAACGAGCAATTCTCTTCTTCCTATCAAACATTCAAGCGTGGTATTGATAAATTGGAAAGAACGATTGAGAAACTACGTGAAAAGAGCGGTGACGACGATGAGATTCTGAACGAAGAGGAACTGAGACAGCGGGTCATAGAACAGAAGCAAATGAGAGATAAGATTATGGAACTGGAAGATCGCAAAGAGAAGATGGAACAGGAACGTGATCGTTGTAAGCGTATCTTGGATAAAGAGAAGAAAAAGCATATTGACAAGTACGGTGATATTCACAATGAGGATGAACTTTCTAGTAAGGTAGCGGAAGAAGAGAAGAAGATCGAGTATCAAAAAAGAAAGGGTACCATTCATGAACGAAATCTAAAACAAATAGAAGCTTGGGAAAGATACCAAGAAAATCTGGAGAAGTATCAGACTTGGGTGGACAAAGTAGATGATCTGGATAAGAAAGAGAAGGAGGCTAGAAACGAATACGCCGCTGCTACTGAGCTAAAAAACAAGATTCTGGAATCAGAAAGTATTGCTATGCTAAATATTATAGATAGTATTAATACACACGCTCGAGTATATCTGGACTGTTTCTTCTCCGAGCATCCAATTTCTGTCCATTTACAAACTTTCAAACAGACGAAGAAGAGCACAAAACCAAATATAAACATTTCTATCGAATATAAAGGTATGGAAGCGGATCTGAACATGCTCAGCGGTGGTGAACTCTCTCGAGTGATTCTCTCTTATACACTTGCCTTGGCGGAGATGTTCAACACGCCACTGCTACTTCTGGACGAGTGTACATCTAGTTTGGACCAAGATTTGGCAGGAACAGTGTTCGATGCCATTCGGGAAAACTTTAATGGCAAGATGACTTTGATCATTGCCCACCAAGTTGTGACCGGTACATTCGATAAGGTCCTGCAATTAGGAAGAACAGGATAGGAAGATCAGGATAGGAAGATCAGGATAGGAAGATCAGGATAGGAAGATCAGGATAGGAAGATAAACACTTTGTTGTTCAGGTAGGTTACCGCGACGTAGCGGATCTTGCAACGCCGTGACGTAGCGGATCTTGCAACGCCGTGACGTAGCGGATCTTGCAACGCCGTGACGTATCTGAACAACAATTGTAGATATAAGTTACACACAGCTATTTTCATAGTCTAAATGTTGACATTTAGACTATTCTTAAGTATAGTATATTCTATACTTATCCCTTGACGATACGAAAGTTTATGTTTATCCCTTGACGATACGAAAGTTTATGTACCCTCCTGGACGCGTTATACGAATAACATCTCCACGCTTGTAGTCATAAAAGCGAGAGATAGGACGATCCACGCGCAGAGTACCGAATTTAATCCCATACTTCTTCTTGAACACGTCTCCCTCTTTTTCTTCCATTCTCTCAAACTTGGGCTGAAGACGGTGCTTAGTAATGTTAAACTGCAAGTCCTCCTCGGCGAACAGTTCGATACGCATTTCAAGAGACTGGTTCAATGTGTTCTTGGTCGCTGCCGTCACACCCTCACGATACACTACCAGTGAATGAGTGATCCCAATCTCATTCATCATGGCGATGGTCTCTTTCAAACTCTTAGCATCGAACTTGGGTGCATTGTTAAAGAACACCATCATTTGGTTACCATCATGTTTGAGTGCAGTGACTCTCAGATTCTCTTTGTCCTGATCAATAATATCATATCCTCTTTGCTGGAGCATTTCCAGACAAATTTCATAGGCACGTTGTGACATCTTCATCTTTTACTTTCGAACTTGGGTGCACTTTTTCAAATTCAAATTGAGTAATAATAAATGTCAATACAGAACCGGTGGACGTTATAGTTAGAATTTTTCTTCATAAAATTCTCAATCAAATCTGATACCTAAAAATTTAGGTATCAGATTATTTTTAACATTTTTTAGAATTGTGTCACTGTAAAGTAAAGATGACGAAACCATTAGAAAAATATACAGTTCCCGAACTCAAGGCTTTGGCCAAGGAACAGGGGTTTACCGGTTATTATAAGTTGCGTAAGGACGAATTATTATCTTTATTGAGAAAAGACAAGAAACCGAGCGGTGAGTTTCTTACCACCGGATATAAAAAGCCCTCTGAAAAGGGTAAATGTTTATTGGTAAAATGTTCTGATAGTAAGGTATGTAATCCCAAAAGTGGTCGATGTGTCAATAAGTCCGGTAAGATCGGACAAGCTCTATTGGGCGGTGGAAAGAAAACTAAGCCAGCTAAGCCAGCTGATACTAAGCCAGCT